TCACCCTGACCAAGCAGGGTCTGTTCGTCGTAAAGCGTTGATTCTTCAGGGGTCTCCGGTGCTGCGGGCTTCGCGTTTACAGGCTCTGCCTCGTCACCGGCTTCCTCTTTCTCGATGGCCTCGAGCTTGGCTTTCGCTTCAGCCTGGGCCTTGGTTTGTGCTTGGTTTGCCATGATAGGGTCTCCGTTGGTTGAAAAACGGCCAGGGGCAGGCGCCCCCGGCCATGATGACGATCAGCCGTCAGTTGGTGATGCCGTCGGCTGCGGCCAGGCCGCGCAGACTGAACAGCGCCAGGCCGCAGTACCACTTGACGCGGGTGATCCGCTCGTCGCGGCTCTCGGCCACACCCACGTCCTCGACGACGATCCCGGCCTGGTTGCGGGCGGTCAGGCCGGCAAGACCGTGACTCTCGGAGCCATCGTCCAGGGTGCCGGCGAAGATCGTGGTGGTGCCGGTGCTGGTGCCCTTGGTCTGGTTGACCGGATTCCAGTCGTTGCGGAAGATCGGGATACCGCGGTACATCGGCACCCGTCGGCCGCTCGGCAGCTCCATGGTCTCGTTGATGCCTGCACCGCCAAGGCCGCGCAGCAGCGCGTTGTACGACCGGATGGTCCGCGCGTTCATCATGAGGTAGTCCACCTCGCCGTCCTTGTCGGTGACGAGATCGATCACGCCGTCAAGAATGTCGAACGACAGCGCGGCGCCATTGGCCCCAGTGTCATAGAGCTGGGTAGAATCGACCAGATTCAGCATACCGGCGAACTGCGGCGCAGTGCCGGTGCCGTTGACCAGCCAGTCCTGGAACTGCCGGCCGGCGCTCTTGGCTTTGCTGGAGACCTGCACGGCGGTCTGGTCGGTCTTGCTGGAGCGGGTTGCCTGGATCAGGCCGTTGACCTCGGCGTCGCCGATGATGGTGGTCAGCGAGCTGGTCACCTGGGTGAAGGTTGCCGGATTCTTGGCGGTGATGGTATCGCCGACGGCGGCGCCCTGGACATCGCCCAAGGCATTCTCGCGGTTGTAGGTCAGTGCGTTGCCGTCGATGCCGGCGAAGGGGATGACGTCGAAAAACGGGTTGACCGTGATGACGTCCTCGATGACGCCCTCGATCAGCTCGTCCTGCGCCAGTTTGGCGGATTCCGCCAAAGTTACAGTGGCCATTGCAATTCCTCCGAATCAATGAAATCGCCTGGCCCTGACGCGAAAAAGCCCAGAGGCCAGACATGACGAAACCATGCCGTGCTGCCCTCCGGGCTTTTCAGTCTCGCGTACCTCGCGCGCTTGGTGGCCCCCTCACCGAGGGGAACGGCCCATCAGCACCGCTTCTGGACCGCTACGCTATACCGCGAGACATGCAGCGGTTTGAATGATTTATAGGCGACGCTGCAGCGCCTGTCAAGCCTCAGCCGATTCCGCGGTTCTCAAGCCCTTTGGCGATCTTCTCGCGGGCGCTCAGATTGCGGTTCTCTCCACCGCGGCGCTGTCCACCTTGGGAGCCGCCGCCGCCAGACGGTTGAAACAGGTGCGGGGCCGACTCCTTCATTTCGGTGATCAGCTCCTTGAGTGTCTTCAGCTCGCCATTTGCGCCATAGACGGGCTTGCCGTCCTCGCCGATGACCACGGCCTTGCCGTCGTGGATGTCGGCCTGCGAGCGGACGCGGGTCGTCAGGTCGGCCAGGGCCTGCGGCCAGACATTCAGCTCTGCGCCGATGGCCGTCACTTCCTTGTCGATCAATAACTTCTTGAGTGTTTCCTCGCGCTCCTGCAGCTTGCTATTGAGCTCCTCGATGACCTTCTGGTTCTTCTCGGCCACCTTCTTGACCTCCTGGCCGATCAGCTCATCCACCTTGCCGGCGTCGATCAGCTTCTTCTTTTCCAGCTCCTCGGCCTTGGCCAGGGCCTCGCGGGCCTTCTCCGGGTCGAGATCGCCATATTTCTGCTTGAACTCATCGAGCTGCTTGAGTGCCGAGGTTGCCGAGTTGCGGAACTCGTCGACCTTCTCTTTCGGGACGAATCCCGGAATGCTCAGGTGATATTTCCCATCGTCGCCCTGCTTGTACAGGCCGGCGATCTCCTCATTCAGCCCTTCCAGGCTGTCGACGGTCTTCTCAATCGGTGGCATCGTCTTTCGCTCCGGTTGTGGTTGTGGATTCTTCGTCGGCGGCGTCCTGCGCCTCCTTCATGTCCTGCCAGACGGCATGATAGGCCGCGACCCGGTTGGGATCGCCGCGACCAATGCTCTCGCGAAAGTCGCCGTAGTCAATCCCGGCGATTTCGCGGGTCAATGCTGCTGCCACGTCGGCGCGGTTGATGGTGGCGCGGAACAGGTAGTCATGTTGCGGCGTGCATTTCACATCGGCGAACGGGAACAGCGCCTCAATGTCGCCGGGAAACCTGGCGCGCACGAGCAGGCCGCCAGGCTCGCTGCGATGCTTGACGATGGAGATGAACCCTCTACGGGCAAAGATCCACATGGCGCCCCCTTCGCTTGATGATTCGTGAGTATAGCGCAAAATGCGGCATTTTGTTGCTTCTACTGCGCATTCACGCCCAGTGCCGCGGTCAGCTCCTTGACGGTCAGCGGATTGGCTGACTGATCAATGAGGTCCATGAACCGCAGCTTGCCGGCCTTCCAGAGCCGATATTTGGTATCCCCGAGCACCTTGCGCGCGAACCCCGGCTCGGCCTTCTCCTTGCGCTTCAGCCACTGCTCGTAGTGCAGGGATTCCGGCACCTGCCCATCCATCGACTCACGGGTGCCTTCCGGCACCTTCTTGAGCCGCCTGGATAATCGCTTGTTGCGCGACAGCTCGCGCCAGCTCTTGAGCACTGGCACCTGGGTGGACCGGCAGCCCCAATGGGCGGTTGGCCCTGGGAACCGGATTTTGTGGCCGACTGGCTTACGGTTCAGATCCCAGACCAGACCATCGAGCGCCTTGCAGGTGTCGGTGGTGCGGGTGTCGAGCGTGGACACCCACTCGATGCCCTTGATGACGTCGTCGTTCTCCTTGTAGAGCGCCAGGCGGGCGGAGTTGGCTACGGTCTGCACGGCGGTTCTGGCCAGGATTTCGGCCCGGCGGGTGGCGGTGGCCATGATGCCATCGGAAAACCCGTTCTCGCGCCGCCCGCGGATCCGGCGCACGAGATCGTTCAGGGCCTCACCACGCGCTACCCCCATGCGCATCTCGTGCGAGAATGAGGCCTGCAGATCCTTGGCCTGCTTGGCCCACCACTCGGCGTTTGGTGCGCCCTGGATCAGGGTATCATTTGCCAGCGCCTCCAGGATTTCGCGGCTCAGCCGGATCGACACCAGATCGACGCCGATAGCCGTATTGATGGCCATGCGCGCCACCTCTGACTCCAGCGCGGCCAGGTCGCGCAGCTCCGATGACGTGGCCCGCCCTGCCTTTTGCATCGCAGCGCGGATGGTCTCGCGCGTGGATTTCAGCAGCTTTTCCAGGCGCCGGCGCTTGAAACTCTCCCGCGTGACGCCGTCGATATCGGCTTTTGCCAATTCCGCAATCAATTCTTTCTGCAAGTCCTTGAGTATGCTTACAATTTTCCGCCTGATGCCTGCCTCAACCTTGAGCAGATCGACGGAGTGCGCCGTGATATTGTCGGCAATCTCATCGGCGACCGCCATTCATTCAGCCCTGAGACGGGAACAGCGTGATCTTGTCTGCTGCGCCAGCAGACGCCATGTCTTCAAGGGCCGTCTTTTCCTTCTCCTGCGCGATCAGCTCCTTCTCGTCGTCGATGGATCGATCCGGCGGCAGGACTTCGCCGGCCTTCAGGTTCCAGAGGAACGACTCGAGAGACAGATCGCCTGCCTGGCGGGCTGAGACGAGGGCGGTCAGATCCTGGCTCGAAATCTTGGCATCGACGAGATCTTTGTTGATCTGGACCTTCACACCATCCTCCGGTAGCCCTTCCCACCTGGCGATGGCCTTGAGTGCATTGGTGATGCCGGTCTCCACGGCCATGATCACAGAAACCGCGAGGGAGACCTCGCCTGACTGGTGGATCCTGGCCGTCTCTGCGGCCTCGATGCCGTTGCGCTGGCCTTCGATGGCGCGGGCGCCAAGGGCCGCCATTTGCTTCTGCTTCTCTTCCATGGCCATGCGCAGCTCGGCCAAGCCGGCCCCAGAGAACTCCATGTAGAACGCGGACGAGCCGGGATCCGGCAGAATCAGGGCCCGCTCGCTGCCGATGTAGATCGGGTCATCGGTGCGGTGCCCGGTAATGACAGGCGTCGGCAAGCCTGTGAAGTGGCGGCCATGCTCGAGATCGGCGCTGTTGCGGTAGTGGCTCAGGTTGACGTTGACTAAATCGATCAACGGCGGTTTACAGACAGCCAACCCGACATGGCGTGCATTGATGACCTGAAACGGCAGGAAGGATAGCGGCTTTCCGCCGGCTGTCG